TATCACGCTTTGACATCATAAAACTTGAAATGTTGTTGTTAATAATGTTATGCAAACAGTTGCAATCACACTAACTGCGCAAGTTATAACTGCTACAAAACCTACCCAATCCCAAAAGCCGTAGCCATAACCGATTGGTACTCCGTTTGAATTTTTAATTAACTTTTTCATCTGTGCATAGGTGTTACGATTATATATTGTACTTTAGCTCCAGGTATCTTCATACCATTTTTATATGACGGAAGAGTTTCTGTAAGCTCTCTAAGCTCTCCATTTCTGATAGCACCATAAGTCAAACATCTTGACATTTTTCTGTCTAAAATATTCTTCCTATGTCTTCTATCATAAAGGTCTAAATATAGAATCTGATTAGTATCTAGTTGAATTACATAATCATCATTATGTATCTTTTTGTTAATAATTTCGTTATCAGTATTAAAGTACATAACCTCATTACCTGAAAACATAACTATAACTGTATCTATCTGCTGTGCTTTAGCCGATACACCTAGCAGGATAGAAACTGCTAGGCATATCAAAAAGGCTTTCAAATTTTTCATATTAATAAACTTCACTTAAACTTAATTTTCTAGTTACTCCATCTGCTTCTACATAGAACTCAGCATTATAGTAATTCTCTGCAAGCAAATAAACTGCAAGGTCTGTGTGTCCACTAAGTTGCATAGTAATGTTACCATCTATAATGGCCATTGCTCTATCACTTATTTGGTCTTTAATACCTTGCATACCTACTGTTTTTCTACCATTTACCATAGCATAAAACTCGTAGTCGTCATATCGAACATCATCAACTTCTGGTAAGTTGGCTATGTTAATACACATAGCAACACCGAACTGAACTGTCCAAGACGTGTCTAATCCTGTACAACTAGATATAGCTCTAGCAGTAACATAATTATCGCCCATAATTTTGACAGTACAAGAGTTGATTAAATCTTGCTCGTACTGTTCTTCTCTTTTGTCGCAAGAAGTTAGCCCTAGGCCAACTGCAAGCATTAAAATAATTTTCTTCATTTGTGAGATTTTTAGATTAAAAAAAAGGTTACTACCCAAAAAGGATAGCAACCTCATAAAAATTATTAACAAAATGCAACTTACTTAACATAATCATTTGCATTTGTCTGTAAAAAAGCCGAACTTTGGCGGGATAGTGGTTATATCATATCCGACTGAATAGAGAGAAACTCTATGTATACGGCTAACACTTTCTGATATATGTCATCACAAAGCTTGGCATTCACACTTATCAACGCGTTGTAACATTCTCTAACGCATTCCGCAACATTAATCTTTATGCTGGCATACTGCTTCAGCTCTTCAGCACTAGGCTTACTATTAGCTGCAGCGTTTAATTCTATTGCAAAAGTCGTTTGCAAGCTTGTCAAAGCTATGTAAGACACTTGACAAGACTGTAGTGGGGTTAAATCTTTCATAACACTTAAATAAATAGTTAATACTTTTTTTTTGGATTACACACCTAATAAGAAGCTTAACTTACTGTAAATCAGCAAGTTAAACTCAATATTAGTAGTAAATAGGTACTTATTTGCTTAATATATAGTCTGAAAAGGGTATCTGACACACCTTCACAGACTCGTGCATACACGCAAAAACTGCAGAATCTTTAGTTTCTATAGTATCTTTACAGCCTGAGCTGTGTGTAAAACGAGGCAGCCGCTAGGCTGCACTCGTATAAGGATGTTATCTACGACTTGTAAGTCGTGATAACAGACGGCTACGGTTAGAGCTGTCGTTAGACTGCGATAATCCGTAGGCACTAAACGCAGTAGAGGAAACGGTTTTGCCGTTTTCGGTTACTGCGAACTTGATGTCGCGACCATCGAATAGATGGGCAAGCGATTCAAGTTGGTTGTCGACAGCAATACCGTCGAGCAAAGTGTAACGACCTTGGTCGTTCATACTTGCTAGTAAGGTATGCTTGTAGTTTCCACACGCAGAGTGGAAGATACACGACAAACCTGAAGTGCCGTCTTGCTTTGTGAAAGGCTTAGGTTCTTCGATGGCAGAGCCAGTGAAGATACCTGCCTGAGCAGCAAGGCGTGGTGTAGAAACACCAAGACTGTCGAGATGAGACATCATCGAAGACATTGCAGGGGTTTTCGCACCCTGCGAGCGTTTCTCAGTAGTAGCCTTGCTACTCTGAGAAGCTTTGCGAGCTTTTGACATAATTAATAAAATAAGTTACTATAAAAAAGGATAAGCGAACGAATGTGAGCGCAAGCTACAGAAGCACAGTATGTGCGTAGGGTTGTGTGGCGGAAAGTGTTATGCATAGGGCCGTGCCCTAAAATAACGCGTGCGGCGGGGGGCTACAGACATGGGGTTCACCTTTTCGAGAATACACAAAATTTTTTTGTGAAACTTTTTATACTTTTGTAAAATGAGCGATAAAAGTAAAATGGGTACAGAAACGTCTACGCCGAAACTAAGTTATTATGTTGGTAAAGCGAAGAAGAAGGTAAAGGATTTGTACAACAAAATCAAAGATAATTTAGATGAGCCTATGTTCAAAACTGGTTTAGATAGCCAAATGAATATAGCTAAGGCGAATAAGTATGGTACTTTTAAGAAAGGTGGGAGAGTAAAAAAGAGAGACCCGAAGTTGGTTAGGGCAGGTGTGTCTGGGTATAATAAACCTAAACGAACTCCTAAACATCCTAAAAAGTCTCACGTTGTGGTTGCGAAGATGGGGGATAAGACTAAGTTGATTCGTTTCGGGCAGCAAGGGGTGAGAGGTGCTGGAAAGAATCCAAAGAGTAAAAAAGATAAAGCAAGAAAGAAATCTTATTATGCAAGACATAATGCACAAGATGCTAGGCCTAATAAGTTTTCTGCAAGATATTGGTCTCATAAGGTCAAGTGGTAGGGGATGAAGAAGTCTAAATATTATTATGATTATACTAGGAATATGAGCGTAGAACAAGAAATGAATTTTTTTCAAAACAATAACTGCAAGTATAATACTTGTTTAAAAGAAACGTGCGATTGCTGTAGAGGGTTACCTGAATGTCCGTGGACTGAGTGTTTATGTAGAAAAGATGCTAGTCTTTGGGATAGGATAAAAGAAATTGTTTATGCCTGGTTTAAAAAAAATTAAGAAACCATCCATATCTAATACACTTATCTATCAATTTAATGTTGGTGGGAAGTACAAGAAAAAACGTGACCCAAAGGTAGGTACAGGAAAAAAACCAAAGGGTAGTGGGCGTAGATTATATACTGATGAAAATCCAAAAGATACTGTAAGTATTAAGTTTGCTACACCTGCTGATGCTAGAGCTACTGTAGCTAAGGTTAAAAAAATTAACAAGCCTTATGCTAGAAAAATACAAATCTTAACTGTTGGTGAACAACGAGCTAAAGTAATGGGAAAGACTGAAGTTGTTCGTATATTCAAAAGAGGTAAAGAGCAGTTGAGGAAAACTCATAATAAAAAAAAGTAAAAAGACTTGTAGTATGCAGTAAGTAGGCTTAACTTTGTAGTCTTCTTAATACTATGTATTCTTCATAGTTTGATTTTTGTTTTGTTAAAAGGCCTTTCGTAATTGGAAGGTCTTTTTTTTATATCTTTGTTTCATGAGTAAAAAAGACGCTTGTTATCACAAAGTAAAAAGACGATATAAAGTTTTTCCATCAGCTTATGCTAGTGGAGCAATAGCTAAATGTCGTAAGGTTGGCGCTGCTAACTGGGGTAACAGTAAAAAGAAAAAAGACGAAGGTGGCATTATGAATAGTAAAAACGAAAGTAAAAAGCTTATGGAGGTTGCTAAAGGATTAAGAGGCGCTTCTAAGAAACACGCAGGACAAGCTAGGGTAATAGAAAGTCATGTGAAAAAAATGAATAAGTCTCGTTATCACGGAGGAACTATCCGTCAACACGACTAATGGCAGTAAGAAAAACTAAAAAAGGTTTAGCTCTTAAACGCTGGTTTAAAGAGAACTGGGTTGATGTCAAAACAGGCAAGCCTTGCGGTAGACGTAAAGGTGAAAAGCGTGGTACGCCATATTGTAGGCCAAAGAAACGTATAAGTAGCAAAACTCCAAAGACTGCATCAGAATTAACTGCTAAAGAAAAAAGAAGCAGAATAGCACAAAAAAATAGATTGGGACAGCCTGCTGGCAAACCAAGAAGAGTTAAATCACTTAGAAGACAAAACAAGAAACGCGGAGGAGTAATATCCAAATATAATTATTCTGGAAAAGATTCTGCAAGAAGAATGGATGTGAATTGTGCATATGGTAACTCCCCATATTTACAATACAATTAACCCACTCCGTTAGGATGGGTAAAAAAAATTCGACGCTACGCGTCTCATTTTATTATGTTTGTGAAAAATTATAAAACTCCTTACGGTGAACTAATAGTAGAAGAAGACAATGTTAATGTCAGGCTAGAAATCAATTACGAAAACTTTATGAGAATATTTGAAGATGAGGAAAAGATAATTCCTTTTCTAATTGATGAAGGTTATTTATTCAAGGAGTGTAAAATATTTATGGGTAACAGAAATCATGTTAACTATTACTATGAGGAATATGATGAAGAACTTGAAGTAAATGTTTCTCGTAAAACAAGTTATCCTATAGGGCCAATAAATTGGAAAGCTATATATTATTTTAAACTTAGATAATGTATATATTAAATATTGATAAGAAAGGGGATGTAAGAGTACAAGATGAAAATGTAACTCTTGTACCAGAATTTATGGCTGTATTAAACGAAGAAGGTTTAGGTAGTGATGCATTAAAATGGGTAGCACTTATGACTGATTATGATAGTCCATATTCCTATTTACCCATTGAAGAACGAAAAAAAGTTGTCACAAGAGACATATATGGGAAATATAATATTAAATTTGCAAATAGGAAGGTTATTGACAATGCTGTTGAAAAGTATAAAACTTTGCAGTTTGACCCTTTAGATGAGCAATATATAGCCTTTAATAAAAAAATAAATGAATATACGGTTCTTATGGATAAAATGCCAGTGACACCTGACAATGCAGCCGATATTCAAAAGATAATGATTGGTATTGAGAAGGTGCTTAATACCAGACAAAAAATTATAGACGCTATAGAAAAGCGCGGTAAAAGACAAAAGATACAAGGAGGCAGAGAACTTTCTTTTCTTGAGTCTAGATTTGAAGCAAGTAATAATAAATAGTAAAAAAAATGCCTGACGACAAAGAAAAAAAAGACAAGCCTGTAACTAAAGAAGTTGAAGGTGGAGGAACAGTAACAATAGACTCTCCTACAAGTAAGACATATAAAGGTGATGCCGCTATTAAAAGATTAATGGAGGTTAGTGGTATGTCCAGAGCGGAGGCTATGAAAACATTAAATGCTAGTAAAGACCAAAAAGGCGAAGGCGGTACAATGAAAGACAAACGCTATGGCAATGGTGGAATAATGCAACATGATTAATAATTAACTAATTAAATTTTAGAAAAATGCCAGACAATAATAAAGATGACAGAAATCTTTTCCAAAAACTAAGAGACGAAGGAAAACAAATCATATCGGGACTTAAAAACCTAGACCCAGATGAGTATAGACCTTCATATAATATAGGAGACTTTAAAAGAGGTTATAGCTCTGAAGAAAAAAGACAAGCAGCCGAAAGAGCAAATAAATCTAAAGCTTATGGTGGTACTATGGGTATGAAGAAAGAAAAAAGTAAAGGTGGAAAACATAATGCTCCAAAAATGGCTGATAAGCGATATGAGCATGGTGGTATCATTCAGCACGACTAATATTAAATTTTAATAATATGCCTGGACAAAAAACAGATGCTAAGGGAATGACTCGTAAAGAGTTTAACAAAGCACGTAAAGAAGCAAATAAAAAAGCTAAAGAGCTTTTAGGTGGTGGTAAAAAGTATCGTCAAAATAAAGTTCGTAGAAGTGACTTTGGTAATATTACTATTGGTAGTGATGAAGTTTCTCCTCTTACTGGAGCTGAGTATACTGAATTCAATGATGAATTTCGTCACGGCGGCGTATTAAAACAACATGACTAAAATCAGATTTAATCCTGAAAAGTATTGCCCAGTCATTACAAAAGGATTTCCTGATTTTAATGTTGAAAGCATTGAATACGCTGAGTGGTGGGATGAGCAAATAGATAGATGTAAGAATGGCTATAAGCCAGCAGGTATGCCTAAAATTACAGGCAAACATTATTTCTATTTAAATTTCTATAAGATACTTAGAAGCTCAGGCGACACAGGCGGAAGAAAAATATTAGCAGACCCTTGGTACAGACATCTCGATAAAGAATATTTCGATTTGTTTGATACCTGCAAAGAAGAGCAAAAGGGTATGATTATTATAAAGGCAAGGGATAAGGGGTTCTCATATATGAACTCTGGTATCCTTGCACACGAATATACGTTTTACCCATACAATGAGGTGGGTATCGGTGCAGGTTTAGAAAAAACTGCAACAGCGTTCTTTGACAAAGTTAAAAAAGGGCTTAATGCTCTACACGCAAACATTAGACATTCTTCACTAAAAGATACTAATGAGCTTATACGTTCTGGTTTTAGAAGAAAACGAGAAGATGGTAAGTGGGAAGTAGGTGGTTATCAATCTGCAATATATTGTAGAACTATGGATAACCCTGAAGTATTTAAAGGTGAGCGTTTAGGAGTTATGGTATTTGAAGAAGCAGGTGAATTTAAACATTTACTTAATGCTTATATGTCATCAAAAGCTTGTTTTATGGATGGCGATATACAATTTGGTGTACCCATTATTGGAGGAACAGGTGGTGATATAGGAAAAGCTTCTAAAGATTTTATGGATATGTATTACAATGCAGATTCATTTAATTTAATACCTATGTTTATTCCAGCATCAAGAGCATACTATGGTTTTTTTGATGTTAAAACTGGTGAAGAAGATGAGAGTGGAGCTAAAGATAAGTTGTTATTAGATAGAGAAAAACTACAAGATAAAGAAGATAGAACAGCATATAACTTACATATACAAAACTATCCACTTACTGTAGAAGAAGCTTTCTTAAAAACTAAAGGTTCTAGATTTAATATAGCTTTAATTAACGCACAAAGAAGTAGAATATTATCTAGCAAGTCTTTAGAAAAACAAATAAGTAGAGGTTATTTAGAATGGAAGTTTGATGATTCAGGTAAAACTAATCAAGTAGAATGGATAGCTGATAAGAATGGCCCTTATAAAATACTTAACCATCCAAAAGATTTTAAGAATCTTTATGTGGGTGGTATTGACTCATATGACCAAGACAAGGCAGGTAAGTCTACTTCTCTTGGTTCAGCTATGGTATATCAAAGGTTTTTAAATTTAAATGAACCTGGAGATTATCCTGTAGCAGAATATACAGAAAGACCACCAACAGCAGATGAGTTTTATGATGGTTGTCTTAAATTAGCTGTATATTATAATACTAAAATGTTAGTTGAGTATACAAGAATAGGTATACTTGATTATTTTAAAAGACAGGGAGCTTTAAAATATTTAAAAGAAAAACCTGCTAGTGCACATAGTCCTCATTCAGTTGCTAGAAATAGATATGGACTACATATGACAAAGCAGGTAAAAGATTTAATGGAGCAAGTAATAGATGATTATCTAAAAACCAATGTAGAAGATGTTTGGTTTATAGATTTGTTAGATGAACTTGCTGATTATGGTTTGAGAAATACAGATAGAGTATT